GAGAATTTTTTATACCAAATATGGGGATGCAATTTTTGTCACGCCATTTGATGACTCCTTGCCAGCTCCTGCAACGAGGTGCATGGATTAAGATAGGTCATAATTGGAATAAGCGAGGTGCTGAAGAATTAGCTATATGGCTACACGCGTTTTCTAATTCTATAGAATGGCATACGGGAGATTTCAATAAATTAGATAAGAGTATACGAGATTGGTTGATGACGCTGTATGTGGCACAGGGGAAACAATATTTTCATTGTGATAATGAGAAGGATTTGTTTGCTTTCAAGCATTTGTTTAAGCTGCTATGTGAACGTATAAATGTGAAGTTCGTTAATCATATAGGATCAGTGTGGACTCTGATGCGTGCATGGATGTATTCAGGTGGATATGAAACATCGCATGGTGACAGTTGGGTAGTAATGTTCACGCTTATGTTATTTTTGTGTCACCAGATGGAACAACACCCCTTGGCTCGTGATCAAATACACCAGGCGTTGATGATAGGTTTGATACGCGCGATAATTTATGGAGACGATCATGTTTGGTGTAGTCCGAAGGCATTGCGGTCGTATTTGAGTGAGCAGCTTTATGCGGATTTTTGCAAAGTGTACTTAGGTATGATAATTCGAGATGCCCTTACTTTGGATTTTTTTTTTACTGAAGTACATCCTAACGGAGCGATAAAGAAAGCAGGAGTGGTTTTTTTGAAACGATATTTCATTAGAAAGAATACTGGGTTGGCAGATTTTCCTAGTGTTTTTCCGTTTAAGCCTACAGAGGATACAATATTGAAATTGTGCGTTCCAAGGCCTGATTTGTTTAATTATGTGTTAGCATGTATAGGCCAGGCTTGGGATACTCAGGGGACGAATCCGACTGCGTATCATTGTGTTCATTATATGTATTTGCAGTTGATGGTATATTTGAAGTTTTCTAATAAGATGACAGATGCAGAGGTTTTTCAACGTGCACTAGAAAATTATGATCCAGTACAACTTAAGCGATTACAAGCAAAGGCGGGATTAACGTTGGAAGATATTGTAAGTGGTTTTCCAACGATGGAACAGTTGATGGACCGTCATAGGGGTCCACCTTTTTCAGGTAAGTTTAATAATGAGAAGAGTTACGATAGTTTAGAAGAAATGTTTGGGGTTCCAGATTCGTACGACTACTCATTTTAATTGTTATAAGGTCGGAAGTTATTTCCAGTGCCCTGGGGTTCAAAATGCCTGCGCCCAGG